AGAAGAAGGCATCGTTTTGTTAAAGTCTGACCGGAATATTTCCGGGTATCTCGGGGGCGAACCGTTTGAATGGTTTCAATCCGGCGATTTAGGTTACTTTGATGAAGAAGGAAACTTGTATATCAACGGAAGGTTGAACGAACGAATTAACCTTGGCGGCGTCAAAATTGATCCGAATACAATTGACGATTTCATAAAATCTATCGACGGCGTTAAAGATTGTATGGTTTTTCAAGATACAACCTTAGATTTGAGGGAACAATTATCAGCGATTATTGTTACTGATAATCCTTCTGTTGATATTTTTGAAACTTGCATTAAAGCTTTAAGTTTCGCTAAGGCACCTAAAACTCTTTACTTTGACGTTGAAATACCGAGGAACGAAACAGGAAAACCTTCGCGCAAAGAAGCTATGAAGGCTATCAAAGGCTCAACGCCAATCAAGTATCAATTCCCTTGACCTTTTCAGCGGTTTAGGGTATTATATATCCTGTCGCTGATTATTTGGAGGGTTTATGAAGTTTTACACGAACGTATATCAGCGCGGCGATAAGATTTATGTTCGCGGTTACAACGAAGGTCAGCTTGTAGAGGAAATTATCCCCTACAAGCCATACATGTTTTTGCCTAAGAAAGATGGCTTTTACCGGACGCTAGAAGGTAAAACCGTCGACAAGATGCAGTTCGAATCAATCAGCGATGGTAAAGACTTTATCGAGCGTTATAAAGATGTCTCGAATATGGACATCTATGGCCTTACACATTTTATGTATTTGTATATCTATGACAACTACCCAGGTGAAATGGAATATGACCCGTCGATCGTTTCGGTCGTTAGCCTCGATATTGAGTGCGCTGCTGACGAAGGTTTCCCCGATATTCAAAAGGCTGACAAAGAAATCACAGCAATCACTATCCGCAAAAACGGGCGGAGCGTTGTGTTTGGCTGCGGGGAGTTTGTAACTCAAGACCCTATGATCACATACGTTAAGTGCAAACACGAGCAAGAGCTTTTGTTTAAGTTCGTTCAGGTATGGAATCACCCGACTATGAAGCCGGACGTTATGACTGGTTGGAATATCGAGTTCTTTGATATTCCCTACCTCGTCAACCGTATGAAGCAGGTTATTGGCGAACAGGAAACTAAGAAGCTCTCGCCCTGGAAGATTCTCGAAGAGCGTAACGTCGAGTTCAAGGGTAAAGAAAACCAGACATATCATATTATCGGTATCAACGTTCTTGATTACTATCAGCTGTATCGTAAGTTTACGTTCGGTAACCAAGAGTCATACAAGCTTGACTATATCTCACAGGTTGAGTTGGGCGAAAAGAAAATTGATTACTCAGAGTACGGCGACCTGTTAAGTTTGTATAAGAACAACTTTCAGAAGTTTATCGAGTACAATATTCAAGATTGCGTGCTCGTTGATAGGCTCGATGAAAAGCTCAAGTTCATTGAACAGGTTATGGCGTTGGCGTATGATGCGAAGGTCAACTACAATGATACTATGACGACTGTTCGCCCCTGGGACATCATCATTCATAACTATCTCCTTGACCGTAGGATTGTTATCCCTCAGTTCGAGCCTTCGAAAGAGCAGTTTGAACTCATTGGCGGGTTTGTTAAGGAAGTGAAGCCAGGTCTCAGCAAGTGGGTTGTGTCATTCGATTTGAACAGTCTGTATCCTCATCTGATCATGCAGTACAATATCAGCCCAGAAACACGATTTTTGTGGCGTCCTAATAATTTTCCTTCAATTGATGACATTATCAATAAAGTTGACTTATTTAAAAATAGTAACTACATGAGTGGTATGGAAGATTGCGCTGTCGCTGCTAATGGATGTCTTTACACAAAAGACAAACAAGGCTTTCTCCCTGCATTGATGGAAAAGATGTATGACGATCGTGTCGGGTATAAGAAGAAAATGATCGAAGCCAAAAAGCGATATGAGGAAACTCACTCTCGCGAGGACGAGATGCTGATTGCCCGTTATCATAATATGCAGATGGCCAAGAAAATTCAGTTGAACTCCGCTTACGGTGCGCTTGGTAATCGTTACTTCCGTTGGTTCAACTTCAATAACGCCGAAGCAATCACTATGTCTGGTCAGCTATCAATCCGTTGGATTGAGCAGAAAATGAACCTGTTCATGAACAAGGTTTGTAAGACAAAAGACGTTGATTACGTAGTGGCGGCTGACACTGACTCAATTTATGTCACATTTGAAAAGTTGATTCCAGAAGGCAGCGACGAACTCGAAGCGGTTAAGTTGATTGATCAGTTTTGCGAAACTAAGATTCAATCGTATATCGACTCTTGTTACCAAGAGCTCGCTGGTATGATGAACGCTTATCAGCAGAAAATGCAGATGAAGCGCGAGACTATCGCCAACAAGGGCATCTGGAAGGCTAAGAAAATGTATATCCTCAACGCATGGAACGTTGAAGGCGTGCAGTACTCAGAGCCTAAGCTGAAGATTCAGGGTATTGAAGCAGTTCGTTCTTCAACGCCAGCTGTTTGTCGGCAGAAAATTAAAGAGGCTTTAACTATCATCATGAATCAAAACGAGGATGACCTTCAAACGTTTATCGGTAAGTTCCGTAAAGAGTTCCTTGATCTCCCGTTCGAACAGGTTGCCTTCCCAAGAGGTATCAAGGGTATGAGTAAATATGAGGACAAATCTCAAATTTATATCAAGGGTACGCCGATTCAAGTCAAGGGCGCTTTGTTGTTCAATAATCTATTGAAGACAAAGAAAATTAGATCTATTCCGCCAATCGTTGACGGAGATAAAATTAAGTTTGCTTACCTAAAAATGCCCAACCCTATTCATGATACGGTTATCGCGGTGCCCGATGAGATGCCGAAAGAGTTTAACCTAGATAAGTATGTAGACCGCGAGATGCAGTTCTCCAAAACTTTCTTGGAACCTATTAACGCTATTGCCGAAGTAATTGATTGGCATACAGAGAAAAAGTCAACACTAGAGGAGTGGTTTGGATGAATTTGGACGATGATTTCGGTTTCAGCCTGGTTTCTGAAAAGGAACTTAAGGCTCACGAAGAAATGCTTAAGAAAAAGGTTGAAGAGCAATCAAAGGTTGTTCAACAATCGGCTATCGACCTACAGGAAACAGCCGAGCAATCGCAACAAAAGCTCTATGATTTGCGTAATATGATTATGCCGTTGCTAAAGAACCTAGCCGCTGACCCATCTAAGGAATATATTTTGTGGCCAGATCGCGCGAATAAAATTCAAGCATTCATCAAGAAAATTGACGATTTCGTAACAGACAAATGATAAATTATCTAGCTCTGCTGACGGCATTAGCTGTTTCATCAGTGTCTGCTTATTATTCAATAATTGGTTTGACGGCTATTTTCGCTTCTGCGTTCACAGCTGTTATAATTATGGGTATAGCGTTAGAAATAGGAAAGTTGATTACAGTATCATGGCTTCATCAGAATTGGCGTACCTGCCCATTGCTATTGAAAATTTACTTAACAGGGGCGGTTATTATTTTAATGTTTATCTCAAGTATGGGTATCTTTGGTTTTTTATCAAAAGCTCATATTGATCAAACGTTGAACATCACGACAGGGTCAGCTGATCAGGTTCAGATACTTGATACTAAAATAGATTACCTAAAACAATCAATCGCCGATTTAGATAAACAGATAGCACAAATTGATGCAGCTATCACAAAAATGACTGACAAAGGTCAAGCATCAAACTCACTACAGGCTGCTGATAAACAAAGAAAAACAAGAGACAGCCTTGTTAAAAAGAAAGATGAATATGTCAGGAATATATCCAATGCCGCCTCGGAAAGAGTTACCCTTAATTCCGGAATTAAAAAGCTCGAAGCAGAGGTGGGGCCACTCAAGTATATTGCGGAGCTTGTTTATTCTAGCACCGGTAACGACCAGCTGGAAAGGGCAGTCCGTATGGTCATACTTCTTTTGGTTGCTGTTTTTGACCCTCTTGCTGTTCTCCTTTTGCTTGCAGCTAACCATGGGCTTGGGCAAATAAAAGGCTTGACTAAGCCTAAAGAAACCAGTATACTTAGAATTAATGATACAGTATTAGGAGAACATAATGTCTGATTTGAAATCCCGTTTGATTAAGAATTCTACAATTGACTTGACTGCGACGCTAGAAGATAGTAAAATTTTCACTAAGAAAGATATGATTTCAACTTCTGTACCTATGATCAACGTTGCGTTGTCTGGGTCAGTTGACGGCGGTATTACTCCTGGCCTCACTATGTTGGCTGGGCCATCGAAGCATTTTAAAACTGGGTTTGCGCTTCTCCTCGCTTCTGCTTTTTTAAAGAAGTATAAAGATGGTATCATTTTGTTTTACGATTCTGAGTTTGGTACTCCTCAGTCTTATTTTCAAACGTTTGGTATTCCTTTCGATTCTGTGGTTCATACGCCGATCACTGATATCGAAGAACTAAAGTTTGATATCATGCAGCAAATGAAGAGCCTAACCCGTGAAGATCATATTATGATCATCATTGACTCTATCGGTAACCTCGCTTCTAAGAAAGAAGTTGATGATGCGCTTGATGGTAAGTCTGTCGCTGATATGTCGAGGGCCAAGCAGCTTAAGTCTTTGTTCCGTATGATTACGCCTCACCTATCCCTCAAGGATATTCCTATGGCGGTTATCAATCATACGTATAAGACAATGGAGCTTTATGCTAGGGATATTGTTGGCGGCGGTACTGGTTCGTATTATTCATCTGACGCTATTTGGATCCTTGGTCGTCAGCAGGATAAAGATGCTGACGGTATCAATGGTTATCATTTCGTAATCAATGTGGAGAAGTCGCGGTATGTTAGAGAAAAGTC